TTTTTATTTCGTTTATTTACATATATTTATAAATAAAAAAGTATGTTAGCATTAATTTCAATCCTAGTTGTGGCATTAGTTGTCGCCGTAGCTTATTACTCAACAAAAAAGAAAAAAGTTGTAGTAGAACAAACAGAACCTGAAGTTGAAATCGTGCCCGAAAAAGTCGAAGAGCCGGTTAAAAAACTTACAGAAAAGAAGGTCGTTAAGAAAGAGCTTAAGTTGAAAGAGAAGCCAAAAAAAGAAGAGGCTCCAGTAGCTAAAAAAGAAAAGCTCAAAGCAGAAAGCAAGAAATCTACACAAGTAAAAGCTAAAAACAAAAAATAATATGTCAGACGTTAAAAAGATTACAGAAAACGAGTTACAGAGAGTTTCGTACATCAAAAAAGAAGCTTTGGACGTAGCTTCAGTTCTTGGAGAGCTGAACTATCAAAAAACTATCATAGATCTTCAGATCGATGCTCAAAAGCAAAGAATCGTGCAATTGAGGAAAGACGAAGAGAAACTTTTCTCAGATCTCAAAGAAAACTACGGAAATATTAGCATTAATCTCGAGACCGGAGAATACACAACCGTACAATAGTGGTTTTGAAAAAAGTTTCGATATTTATTGCTAGATAAAAACATAATAAATGGCAGAAACTCTATTATCTCCAGGAGTATTTGTATCCGAGAACGATTTATCCCAAATAACACAAGGTCCAGTTGAAGCTGGTGCGGCTATAGTAGGTCCAACAGTAACTGGACCCGTTAATATCCCAACTTTGGTGACTTCGTACTCTGATTTCAAAGCTCAGTTCGGTGCGGCTTTCGTTTCCGGGGGATCTTCTTACGAATACTTGACTTCTATCGCTGCGCTCAACTACTTTGAACAGGGTGGCGATTCCCTTTTGGTTACACGTGTAGCATCAGGATCTTATACTTCAGCAACCGCTTCCATAGGTAACAACCTTGTTGCAATCCAAGGAACTGGAGCAACCGCAACCATCAATACAGCAGGATTTACAAGAGCTGATACCGGTTCAGGATTCGCTTTCACAGTGGTAGACGGAAACAACAACTACTACTACTTGGCAGGCGCCGATTGGGGATTCAATTACAACTATTATTCTACCACTCTAGATTACGGATACTTTAGTCCTAACTCTGGTAACGGATACACGCTGAATCAGTGGACCTCTTCGTTGATAAGCACTTTTAACAGCAACACCGAATTGGCTAGCTTGTTCACACTGTCTTCTAACGGAACTTCTTTGGTGCTTAGCGCATCTGCAGGAACAGTAGGAAACGGAATTAAAGTTTACACCGGTCTTTACATAGGTCAGCCTACAGGATCAGCAGTCGTAAAAGCTACTCTTTCTGGAGGTACTACTAACACTAACAACTCTGCCTTCGAACTAGAGACTATCACCCAAGGTGAAGTGATGAACAACAACGGTAGTCTTGCTCTAACAGTTAACGGAGCTCTACCTTCTGGATCTTCTGCCAACATCAGGTGGGAAGTTACAAACGCAGATACAGGATCAGGAACTTTTAGCTTGATCATCAGACGCGGAGACGACTACAACAACAACAAGACCGTTCTAGAAACTTGGAACAACATATCTCTGGATCCAAACCAAACAAACTACATATCCTACGTCATAGGAGATGCAAAAGAGGTACCTGTGCTAGAGAACGGACAGTATTACTTGCAACCTTCTGGTTACTATCCTAACAAGTCTAAGTACGTGAGAGTTAAGCGCGTTATGACGCCAACTCCTAACTACCTAAACCAGTACGGTCAGCCTTATTCTCAATACACATCATCCATACCTCAAGTTGGTTCTGGATCAGCTCAAGGAACTTTCGGAGCTGCAACTGGTAATCTTTGGGGATGCTACGGTAGAGCAGGAATAAACTTGTTCGAAAACATAAAAACCACAGTAGCCAACGAGCAAACAAACGGAGTCCAGTCTAACGTACAGGGATTGTTTATCGGAGACTACGCAGTGGCAACCAGCTTGCTTTCAAACGCCGACGCTTACGATTTCAACGTGATCTACGTACCAGGTTTGAACACTCAAAACGCTCCTTCTGTAGTAACGGACGTAATGAGCGTCGCTCAAAATCGCGGAGACGCCATTGCAGTGGTAGACGTTACTTCATTCGGACAGACCATAAACACTGCCATAGGAAACGCTCAATCTTACGATAACTCTTACGCAGCCACTTACTGGCCATGGGTACAGATCGCAAGCCGCGAAACCGGAAAACTAAACTTCGTTCCTGCTTCTACTTTGGTACCAGCAGTTTACGAGTACAACGATAAGGTAAGCGCTGAGTGGTTCGCACCAGCAGGTCTTAATCGCGGTGGAATGTCTACAGTTCTAAGGCCTGAAAGAAGGCTTAGCGTAGACGATAGGAACACACTATACGTAGCCAAAGTCAACCCGATCGCTACCTTCCCTGGAGTTGGTACGGTTATCTACGGTCAAAAGACCCTTCAGTCTAGGGCATCTGCTCTCGATAGGGTGAACGTTAGAAGGTTGTTGATAGCGCTTAAGCGTTACATAGGTCAAATTGGAGAAACCATCGTATTCGAACCAAACACTCAAGTAACAAGGAACAAATTCCTTAATCAAGTGAATCCTTACCTTGAATCAGTACAACAGCGTCAGGGTCTATACTCTTTCCAAGTTGTAATGGACGAAACAAACAACACACCAGACGTAGTCGACAGGAACCAATTGGTTGGTACAATATACCTACAGCCTACAAGAGTAGCGGAATTCATCCAACTTGATTTCAACATCTTGCCAACAGGAACAACATTCGGAGCATAAAAATAACAAAACAATAAAATGAAACTCACAGAAAATACAAAAGTAAGAGTTAGAGTACCAAAGCACCTCTACGAAGCAATTCAAGCAGAACTTGATAAAAAACACTCAATGGAAGAAGGTAATTACGATCTTGAAAATGATTTAGAAGAACAACTTGACGAGTTCGATCCAAAGTTCCAAGGCGCTATGGACGTATTGAGCTCCATCCCTGGAATCGATAAGATCGCTCAGATCGATCCATTCACTGCAGGCGTTGCCCTAGTTGGAATGCTAGCAGGCGGTATCATCGCAGCTCCAAAGATCGAAAAGGGAATCAAAGCCATCATGGCCAAGATTAAAGATCCCAAGAAGAAAGCCCAACTTGCAGCAGCTGCAGAAAAAGGTGGCGTAAAAGTTGGTGGCGGTGAAGCTCCAGTAGCAGAAGTAGAAGAGATGGAAGAAGCTCTCGATCTTGAGACTTTGATGGAAGCAGTTAAAGACGCTTCTAAGAAGAAGGCTGAAGAGAAGAAGAAAAAAGAAGCTGAAGCCAAGAAAAAGAAAGAGGCTGAAGACAAAAAGAAAAAGGAAGCGGAAGCTAAAAAGAAGGCAGACGCTAAGAAAAAATAAGTTCTGAATATTTATAAAAGAACAAAAACTTAATAGAGATGCCAGTACTGGATCCATCAGAAATAATGTATACGGCCTTTGAACCTACAGTAAACAACAGGTTCGTAATGTATATTGACGGTATTCCGTCTTACATGATCAAAAAGGCAGACGCTCCAGGCGTAACTCTTGGAGAGATCAAGCTCGATCACATCAATGTGTATCGCAAGCTAAAAGGAAAGGCTGAGTGGAGAAACATGACTCTTTCTCTTTACAATCCGATATCTCCTTCTGGCCAACAGGCTGTTATGGAATGGGTGCGCCTTCATCACGAATCAGTTACTGGTCGCGATGGCTATTCTGACTTTTATAAGAAAGACCTCAATCTTTCTATCATCGGTCCAGTGGGAGACATCGTTTCTGAGTGGATAATCAAAGGAGCTTTCATCAACGAAACAAACTTTGGAGCTTACGATTGGTCAAGCATAGATCCTACAGAGATCACGCTAACCATAGGAATGGATTATTGCATCCTTAACTACTGATATAAAAATAAAAATAAGAAGAAGACCGCAACACTGCGGTCTTTTTTTTGTGCAAAAAAATCTGATTTTATATATTTATATATAAAGAAATAATTTATGTCAGAATCAAAGTTTACAATTCCTACCGAGATGGTAGATCTTCCTTCAAAAGGACTCGTTTACGCTAAAGAAAATCCTCTATCAGTAGGAGAGATCGAAATGAAATACATGACTGCTAAAGAGGAGGACATCTTAACTAACGTTAACCTTCTCAGACAGGGTCTAGCTATCGAAAAAATGCTAAAAAGTCTAATCAAGTCTCCTATTAACTATGAAGAGTTGACTCTTGGAGACAGAAACGCTCTTTTGATCGCAGCTAGGGTACTTTCTTACGGTAAAGACTACACTTTTACGTATAGGAACCCCAATACTAACGAAACAGAAGATGTTACGATCGATTTGCAAACTTTAAAGTACAAGGAAGTCGATTTTAGTAAGTTTAACAACAGCAATGAGTTGGAGTTCGCAATCCCCAACTCAAAAAACGTCGTGACTTTTAAGATCTTGACCGTAGCAGACGATAAAAAGATCGACGAAGAGATTAAGGGTGTAAAAAAGTCCATTGGACAAGATGCAGGCCAGCTTAGCACAAGGTTGAAGCATCAAATCACTTCAGTGAACGGTGAATACTCGACCAAAACAGTCAGGGACTTCATTGACAGCGGCGCTTTGCTTGCGATACATTCTATGGCATTGAGAAAATACATTGCCCAGATGACTCCAGACATCGATATGACTGTACAATTTACTCTTAAAGACGGAACAGAAGTAGAAACAGAAATGCCGATGGGAGCGGAGTTCTTTTTTCCCGGGAGCGGACTATAAGCCCGCATTCATGACAGAGGTTTTTGAGCTTACTTATCACGGAGGAGGTGGATTCACTTATTCCGAAGTCTGGAATATGCCGGTAATTCATCGAAGGTTTAACTTAAAGAAAATTAAGGAATATTTGAATAAAGTGCAAGAAATGCGTGATCAACAGAATCAAAAAGTAACCGAAAAAACCGATATGAATAAATTCAAAATTCCAGATTTTGTTAAGCAGGCTTCTAAAGACTACGACTTTGTAAGTAAGGTAAAATCCAAGGGTTAAATATTTATCTTTATAGATAAAAATGGCTACACCACCAGGAAATACTCCAAATCAGCAAAACCCTTTAAATTACGACGATCTAAAAAAGGGATTAAAATCTTTAATAGAAACTGAAGGAGATTATAACAATTTACTAAAAGAGGCTAATAAACAATTAGATTCTATGGATAAGCACTATGTAAAAATAGCTGCTAGACTAGATTCTATGAATAAGAGCTCTGTTAATGTAAAAGAAGTACAGAGAGAACTAACTAAGCTAAACGAAAAAGAATACATAGCCAAAGAAAAAGTAGTTAGGCTAGAAAAAGCCCTATCAGAAGAATCAAAAGATATGCTGAAGGAGCAAGAAAAATTAGCTAGACTATATAGCAAAGCAAGAAACGATACGCAAAAGCAGATAGTTCAAAAAAAGATACTCGCTAACGAATCTAAAATAGCTGCAAACATAGAATTACAGTCTTTAGAGTACGCAAAAGCTGCTGTAAAAGTGGCAGGAAAAGAAGTTGAAGAGGGGCAAGAAACTTTAAAAAACGAGAAAGCGATACAAAAGCAACTGGGATTAACAGGTACGCTTTTTGCAGCTTTCGCTAAAAAATTAGGGTTGGGCAATGAGTACTACGAAGACATGGTAGTAAAAGCAAGAAAGCTAAACGAAGAGAATAAAAAATTAAGTTTTGGAGATAAGCTTGGAGGATTAGCCAAAGCCGCGGGTGGAGGAGTTATGGAAGCTTTGACAGATCCTCTAACCATGATTCCACTTGTTGGAGGAGCAATCGCAGGCGTAGTAAAAGGTGTAAAATCTGTATTCGATTACCTAATAGGAATACAAGATAAAACAGTTAAGTTCGCAAGAGCGATGAACATGTCTACCGAACAGGCTAGGCAATTAAAAATGCAATACGCGAACATCAACGTAGCCAACGGAGATCTTTTCGTAAATACTCAAAAGCTCATAGAAGCTCAAACAGATCTGGTGGGTTTATTGGGAATAACCAATCAAATTTCTACCAAAAATTTAGCAACTAATATCAAATTAAAAGATATTGCTGGCGTAGAAGCGGACACGATTGCTTCCATAACAGAGTCTTCTATAATAAATGGAAAATCTAACGAGACGATTGTAAAATC